AAGAACATACAGTCCTCAGTTTCTATTCCTTTGTGGACATAGTGTGCACTTTCTGCATCGTATTTAGAATGCCTATCAGTATAGTGTGCACGAATACACATGTTATTTTCTAATTCCAAAGCCTTATCGTTTAGGTTAAACGTTGGAGATGCCGAGAAATCAAAGTCTCCATAATCTCTTGGAGATCCATTCGCGCATAACATATGAGCATAGATTGTTTCACGAATAGTGATTCCGTTTGCTTCAGCACATTCTTGAAACCACGTCATAAATGCAGCAGTACCAGCGTCAAGACCACTGGTATCGAAAGTAATAGTTTCGCTTTCGTTTGCTATATCTGTATAGTTAATAATCATGGATCTATTTATACCTCCATTCCCCATGCTTTTTCTTTACACCAAAAACACTTACCACATTCGTCTTCTGTCAAAGATACGCAAGACCGAGTATAATTTATTAGATTGATAATGCCTTCTTTTCTATAGCATTCAACAATTTCTTTTTTGTTCATATTGGCCCAGGGTCTAAATACTGTAAATCCAAGTTCTGTAGATAACTCTGGACTGCCACCATTTCTAATAATATCTTCGCCAGCAATATGATGGTCTGGGTTTTTATTTCTACCTTGAATTACTATGCTTGTTTTTGGATCTAAGTGCGGTAACATTCGCATATGGAATGCTTTGTCCATCTTGTGTTTTTCTTCGCCTGTGATGTGTGTTTGAGGATATAATACGTGGTACACATTGTCAATTCCCAATACATCTATTACGTCAAGCGCATGGCGATTATATATGGTTTCATTATTATTTACGCCAGTACCAATCCACCATTCTTGGTTAGTTCTTATTTTATTTAAATAATATAGCAATAAAGTGGAATCAATTCCACCAGAGTATTGCAACATCCAAGTTTTATATTCTTTTAATATACAAAATTTGTCTATCATTTCAAGTTCTCATAATAAACTGGTTCATGTGCCATTTGATCTAGCCATTTTTCTGTGTTCACTTTCCAAACTATTTGTGTACTACCTCTAACTTGACGTGTACTATAATACTCAATTACACCAATTTCACTGAACCATTTAGTTGCTTTCTTATGAACTGCTTGCATTTTTGCAGTATCTGAAGGATGAGTAGTAAAATATAATCTAGCATTTAGTTTTGCGTGTTCTTTTAAAAAGAAGCGTGCGGTTATATGCTGATGCTTTTTAAATGCAGCAACTGTACCATGTCTTTGTTTTGGAATAAGATGATTGAGGACACAAAGTCTTACAAAGATCCTGTAACCGTCGAGAAAAGGTTCTGAAATAGAACAACCAACAGGTATGCTCCCATAATATAATAAAAGTATTTTAACATCTGGTAATCCTTCAAAAGGTTTAATCATACTCTCATATGAGTCATTATTGTGCCGCTTTCGCTTACGAGCCTCCTCATAAAACGAACTTAGATCCATTCCTTCGTGATATTCTTTGACGGTGTACACATTAATATATATAAATAACGGTAAGAAGTTAATTAATGGAAATGATAGATGGCAAACCCTAATTCCCGAGATTCCCTGATTGAGTATTGCAAGAGGCGATTAGGGGATCCTGTAATCGAAATTAACGTGGATGAAGATCAGGTTGAAGATCGCATTGACGAAGCTTTGCAATATTACCAAGAGTTTCATTCAGACGCTACATATCGTGGTTATTTAAAACACCAGGTAACTCAAACTGATATTGATAATAAGTACATTACAATTAGTAGTAACATACTATTTGTTTCTCGCATGTTTGGTATTTCTAATTCTACCCAAACAGGCAAGAATATGTTTAATTTGAAATATCAAATGCATCTAAACGATATTGCGCAAATGCACAAATACAATGGTGATCTTGCATACTACGAACAAATGCAACAGTACTTATCAACATTGGATATGGTATTGAATGGTGCACCAATAGTAGATTTCTCAAGACGCCAAAATAGAATTTATATTCACGGTAATTTTGAAGATGAAGATATTCTTTTAGACGACTATATAGTTTTTGAGGTTTATCAAGTGGTGGATCCAACTACTCACACTTCAGTGTTTAATGATATGTGGCTTAAACAGTATGCGACCTCTTTGATCAAACAGCAGTGGGGTCAAAACTTAATTAAATTTGAAGGTATGCAACTGCCAGGTGGCGTAACTATGAATGGTAGACAAATTTACGATGATGCAGTACAAGAAATAGAAAAATTGGAAGAAAAAATTAGATTGGAACACGAATTACCACCAGACTTTTTTATAGGGTAATTCATGGCTAGAAATTTTTACTTCAACAATAACCTCACTTCTGAGCAAAAACTCTATGAAGATATTGTTATTGAATCCTTAAAAATATATGGTCAAGAACTGTATTATCTGCCCAGAGATCTGGTTGCAGAAGATAGAATACTTGGTGACGATCCTGGCTCTTCATTCAATTCATCTTACAAGATTGAGATGTATATTGACAACATCGAAGGTTTCGAGGGTGAGGGAGATCTGTTTTCCAAGTTTGGTGTAGAGATCAGGGATGAGGCAACCTTTGTTGTTGCACGTCGCAGATGGGAACAGACAGTCGGTCGATACGATAATGACATCACAGGTGATAGACCTAGAGAAGGTGATCTCATATACATCCCATTGTCTAAATCTCTATTCGAGATCAGACATGTAGAACACGAACAACCTTTCTATCAGTTAGGTAACCTTGCAACATACAAGTGTAAGGCGACACTCTTTGAATATACTGGTGAGGATCTTGATACTGGTGTCTCTGAAATAGACGATATAGAAGTAGAAAATGCATACACTTATCTACTCACTCTGAACGATAGTGGTCTGTCTGGCATATTTACAATTGGTGAGAATGTCACTCAGACATTAGCATCTGGTGTTATCATGACTGGTGAGGTATCACGTTGGAGTGACTCAGACAAAAAACTTGGACTGATTCATGTTAGTGCATCTGATGGTAAATACGGTAACTTTGCTGCAAATCTTGCCGTTACTGGTGCATCATCATCTGCGACTGGTACAGTCACCCTTGTTGCAGAAGAAGGTTTGATCAGGGCTTCATCAACTGAAAAAGAACAAAATACATACTTTGATAGTCTGGTAGATTTCCTAGACTTCTCAGAGAGTAACCCATTTGGAGATCCACAGTAATGATTGATGATTTTGATTTTGGTTTTACTGCAGTAAACGAAGAAGAACTTGACGTTGTTCAGAAACAACAGTCTCAGGTTAAACATGCATCTACTAAGATTGCAGATACCCAAGATACATTGGACAAACTGTACAATGCGATAGTACCTCTTTTAAACAACTTGAAAAAGAACCCAGAGAAAGATTATATTCTCTGGCCAAATAGACTTGCGAAGGTTGAAGAGTTTGAGGATCACCTACGTAAGATATACGAGGGATAGATGTTTAAAGGTCATTTTTACCATAGTAAAACTAGGAAAGCAGTTGCCGCATTTGGTTCAATGTTTAACAACATTTATGTTGTTCGCACCAATGAACAGATAAAGGTTCCTCTTTCGTATGCACCACGTGCAAAATATTTGGAAAGAATTAGAGGTCAGTCAGATCTTGATACTCAGACACAGATCGCACTGAAACTGCCTCGTATGTCATTTGAGATTACATCTTTGGGATATGACTTGACTAGACAGTTGTCCAAGATCAATAACATCAAAGGTGCGACATCTTCGAATACAACAAGAAATAAATTACATACTGGTGTTCCGTATGTGATTAGTTTTCAATTAAATGTTTATGCAAAGTCTCAGGACGATGCATTGCAAATCGTCGAGCAGATCTTGCCGACATTTAACCCACAATATTCATTAACGATGAAACCCCTAAAGGAATTATACCCCAACTACAAAGAGGATATTCCTATCACAATAACAGGGGTGAGTTTTGTAGATGATTATGAAAACTCATTGGAAGCCCGAAGGACAATAATTTATACATTAGACTTCGAAATGAGAATACAATATCACGGTTACGTTGGGGAGTCTGATATCATTAGACAAGCCAATGCAAGGATATTTAATCAAGGTGTTGGAAATGCTGATTCAGATATCAGACTAGAAACGATTCAGGTTAACCCTAATCCAACATCAATTATAGGAATGGATGACAGTGACTTCGGATTCACAACAACAATCTTCTCAGCAGATAGCGACTACAGATAAACAGAAAACCGATTACGATTATTCTCGTGAGACATATTATGAGTTAATCGAAAAGGGTAAGGACGCACTCGAAACAATGATTGAGGTTGCGCGTGAGTCAGAACACCCACGTGCATTTGAGGTTTTATCGGGTATGATCAAGAACGTTTCAGACGTGAATGATCGACTGATGGATCTCAATAAGAAGATGAAAGATATTGAAAAGGACGATAATAACCCAAGTGTTGAAAACCAACAGAATAATTTTTACCTTGGATCTACTACAGATATTCAAAGATTACTAAAAAGTAATAATGAGGAAGTGATTGATGGCACGATTGACAGCGGAACAGACAACTTACTTAGGTAATCCAAACGTAAAACGTGACGGTGTCAAAGAAGAATGGACACCGGAAAAACTCCAAGAATACAAAAAGTGTATGGATGATCCGGTATACTTTGCCGAAAAGTATATCAAAGTTATCTCGTTGGATGATGGTTTAGTTGAGTTTAAACTTTACCCATATCAACAAAAAATGTTCAAACAGTTTAATAAGAACCGATTTAATATCGTTCTTGCTTGTCGACAGTCCGGTAAATCAATCTCAGTCTGTGCGTATTTACTTTGGTTTGCGTTATTCAATCCCGAAAAAGTTATTGCAGTTCTCGCAAACAAAGGTGCGACTGCAAGAGAGATGTTGGGTCGTATCAGTTTGATGTTGGAAAACATTCCGTTCTTTTTACAGCCAGGATGTAGGGCATTGAACAAGGGTTCTCTTGAATTCAGTAACAACTCACGCATCATTGCCGCCGCAACATCCGGATCCTCTATTCGTGGTTTGTCTGTTAACCTACTTTACTTGGATGAGTTTGCATTCGTTGAACGCGCCTCAGAGTTCTATACATCAACGTATCCTGTTGTATCTGCCGGTAAAGACACCAAGGTTATTATCACATCGACCGCCAATGGTATCGGTAACATGTTCTATAAGATCTGGGAAGGTGCAGAACAGAACACCAATGAATACAAATCTTTTAGGGTTGACTGGTGGGATGTGCCTGGCCGTGATAGAGCGTGGCGAGAACAGACTATTAACAACACATCACAGATGCA